GCACTTCGTCCAGATGGGCGTGCAGGCTGTCGCCGACTGGGCCAAGGGCATCGCCACGCAAGTCGCGCTGACGATCTCCGGGCAGCAGCTCCAGACGGCGGCCGTCGGCGCCGGCATTGCGGAGCGCTCAGGGCTGGAAGCTGGTGGGGCGGCGGTGAGCCTTGCGACCAAGGCGACATCGGTAATTAAGGCATTAGCTCAGGATGCAGCGGAGGTCTTCGGGGGCGTTTTTGCATTCCTTGCTCCAATCATGGGTCCGGCTGCGGCCGCCCCGGCCGGCGCTGCCGCAGCGACCGTAGCTGCCGCCAAATTCGAAACCGGAAGCTGGTATATACCGCATACGGGTTTGGCGGTGCTGCACGAAGGTGAAGGCGTTCTGACGGCGGGGCAAAACGCGCGCCTGCACAACTTCATGGGTTATATCGAGAAGGGTGGCGCCGGCGGCGGCAATACGTTCCATGTCCGTCCCCAGGTGAATTTCAATGTCTCCGCTGCCGATCATCGTGACGTCGCGAGATGGCTCAACGGCTCGGGTCGCGATGTCATGAAGACGATCGAAAAGCAGGTGCGGCTCGGCTCGCATCTCGGCATGAAAGGACTCGGCCCGGCGTGAACGCCCTTCCGAGGTTTCCTGATCTTCCCGGCCTGTCCTGGCCGGTGAAGAAAACGCCGCTCGCCGGCGCGACAAGAACGGTGAAGGCCGCCTCCGGCCGCATGGCGCGTATGGCGCTGTGGCGATATCCGCTGTTCGAATTCGAGCTGACCTTCGATGCGCTTTGCTCCAGCGATCAGCGCCCGTCGCTCTACGCCTATTCGGCGCAGATGCTCGAAGGATTTTTCCTGCAAATGCAGGGCTCCTATGGCGTCTTTGCCTTCGAGGACAAGACGAGCTCATATCAGGAGGGCGCAGCGCTCGGCATCGGCGACGGGGCAACTACGACATTCGCGGCCGCCCGAAATGTCGGCGCCTATGCAGGGCCCGCCGATTACGTGCTCAATGTCGCCGCCGTCTACGTCAACGGCGTGGCGGTGGCGAATTGGAGCCTGAGCCTTCCGAGCAGCATTGTCTTCGCATCTCCCCCGGCCTCGCGCGCGGTCATCACGATGGATTTCTGGTGGGCCTATATGTGCACATTCGCCGATGATCAGGCCGAGTTCGACCAGATCATGTTTGACATCTGGCAGGCGCAGAGCCTGAAGCTGCGAAGTGTGAGGCCCTCGTGAAAGCGGCGTCGAACGCGCTCAAAGCCTTCCTGGCGGCGCAGCAGGCGGCGGCTGATTCTATCGTCGCTGCCGCCGAGCTCTACACATTCACGCTCGCGAGCGGGACGGTGCTGCGCTACACGGGCGCCGACGTCGATATTTCCTACGGGGGAAATGTCTATTCAGCCTCCGGCCCGCTTATCGACGGGCTGCGCTACCATGCGACGATCGGCCTCAACGTCGACCAGCAGGAAATCACCATTGCGGCGCTACCGACTGTCACGGTGAATGGCGCGCCTTTCATGCAGGCGCTGCAGGATGGCGCTTTCGATCTCTGCCAAATCCAGCGCGATCGCGTGTTCTTTTCCGACTATGTGGGCGGCACGCTCGTCGGCGGCGTGACGCTGTTCAAGGGGCGCTTTCTGAATATTGAGGCTGGGCGCCTCGAGGCGCGCGTCACGGTCGCGAACAGTCTCGTCGTGTTGCAGCAGAACATGCCGCGGCGGACCTTCGCGCCGACCTGCCAGCATGTTCTTTACGATTCCGGATGCGGGCTCAATAAGGCGTCCTTCGCCACGGCGGCGACGGTCGGCGCCGGCTCGACGCGGCAATCGCTTGTCACCGCGGCCGCGCAGTTCCTGCATGCTGGCGGCTATGTCGAATTCACCTCAGGCGCGAACGCCGGCGTCATCGCGACGATCAAGAACGCCAACGCCGGCTCGAATCTCTGGCTGATGTTTCCGCTTCCGGAGCCGATCGCGGTCGGCGACGCCTTTACGATCTATCTCGGCTGCGATCACAGCGAGGCGACGTGCGTGAACACGTTCAATAATCTCGCGAACTTTTTGGGCTTCCCGAAAATCCCCAACCCGCAAACGGCGATATGACCACATCGGATTTGCGCCAAAAGATCGTTGCGGAAGCGCGGTCCTGGCTCGACACGCCCTACCACCATGCCGCCGATGTGAAGGGCGTCGGGGTGGATTGCGCCATGCTGCTCCTGCGCGTCTATGTCGATCTCGGCCTCGCCGAGCCTTTCGACCCGCGCCCCTATCCGCACGATTGGCATTTGCACCGAGACGAAGAGCGTTACGCCGATGCGTTGCTCTCCCGCGCGCATCGCGTCGAAGCGCCGCTGCCCGGCGACGCCGTCATCTTTCGCGTCGGGCGCTGCTACTCGCACGGCGCCATCGTGACGCGCGCCGAGCCGCTGACGATCGTCCACGCTGTGCTGCAATATGGCAGGGTCGTGGAAGAAGAGATAGCGACGTCCGTAGACCTCACGGAGCGGCTGAAGACGGCGATCATCGCCTCCGTCGTCGAGGACGCGCATTGAGCCTGCTGCGCTCCCCGCACGCGTCGACGCAGTCGTCGGCCGTGTATCCGCAATATACCGGCATCCAGCTGCCGACCTCGGCGAATTCACTTCCAATCCCCATCGTTTATGGGCTCTCGAAGCTCGGACTCAACATCATCTACTACGCCAATTTTCTCACATGGCCGATTTACCAGGCGCAGCAGAAAGCGGGTAAGGGCGGTGGAATTTTCGGCGGTGGCGGTGGTGGTAGCATGCAGTTGCAGATCGTCGGCTATTACTACACCGCCGATCTACAAATGGCGCTATGCGAGGGACCGATTACGGGCATCGGTCAGGTCTTCGTTGGACAGAGCCAGTATATCTATGGCTTCGGCTCGCCCAATCCGCTCGGCCTGGCGTTGCCGATCTGGCCCCAGGTGACAAGCCTTTTCACGGGAACGTCAACGCAGGCCGCTTGGTCCTATCTCGGCAGCGGCGGCAATCCGCTCTCCAGCTCGGCGATCCCCTATCGCGGGGTCGCCTATCTCGCCGCAGCGCTATTCAACCTCGGGGAGTCGGCGAGCGTCGGCTCGCTGCAATTCGAGGTCGCGGGACGCTTTTACGGAACTGGAGCCAATGGGATCGACGCCGACCCGGCGCTCGTCATTCAGGATTTCCTCACCAATCCACAATATGGCGCGGGCTTTCCGGCGGGAGAGCTCGATGCGGCGACGTTGCTTGGTGCGAGCGGCGACTCCTCGACGCAGACCTATTGTCGAGCCCTCAGCCTTTGCTTCTCGCCGCAGGTGGTCCAGCAAGAGCCGGCGAACACGATCCTGACGCGCTGGATGCAGCTGCTGAACCTCGGGCCTTTCTTCTCGGGCGGACTGCTCAAGATCGTCCCTTACGGGGATATGAACATCTTCGGCGTGGACGGCACGCAGTGGGTCGCACCCATTGTCCCCGTCGCTTATCTCGACGACAATGTCTTCATCTACAAGGACGGCGAAGACCCGATCCTGATTGATCGCGTCGATCCTTTCGCGCTGCCGACCGTCCAGCCTGTAGAGGTGCTCAACCGGGCGGGCGTCAATGTGTCGACAGCGCTCGTCGTCGAGCAGGTCAATGACCAGATCGCGGCGCTGACGGCGCTGGCGGGCCGCGGTGGCGGCGGCTCTCTGCCGCAGCCGCAGGGCCAGCCGCAATATAATCCGACGCCCGTCTATGCGCGCGATCTCGCGGCGTCGCAATCGATCGGGCTCCGTGTCGCATCGACGATCACCGCGCATGAAATATGCGATCTCAATGTCGCGTCGATCATCGCGCAGATCGCCCTTCAACGCGCGCTCTATATCCGAAAGACTTACAAATTCACGCTCGACTGGCGTTATTGCCTTCTCGATCCGATGGACATTGTAGCGCTGACGGACCCTGATCTCGGCCTTAATCAGGAGCTCGTCCGCATCACAGAGATTCATGAAAAAGACGATGGCACGCTTGATTTCATCGCCGAGCAATTTACGCAAGGCGTATCGACGCCCGGCATTAACATCACCTCGGGCACCAATACGGGCGCCGCCAATGCGGCGGTCCCCGCAGAGCCGGTCAATTCGGTCCTGATTTATGAGCCGCCCCTCGCGGCGTCGAATGGCGTCGCGCAAATATGGCTCGGCGCATCAGGAGGCATTGGCGGCGTGCCTGATCCGAATTGGGGAGGCGCCTATGTGTGGGCGTCTCTCGACGGGTCGAGCTACTCGCAGATCGGGCGCATCGACGGCGCCATGCCGTCTGGCGTTTTGTCGGCGAATTTCCCGAGCGCCAGCGGCTGGGACACGGTCCATACGCTGTCCGTCAATCTGTCGCAGAGCGGCCAGCCTCTATCATCGACCTCCGCCACAAACGCCCAGGCGGGCGCGGCGAATCTCGCGCTCCTCGGCGGATCAAATGGCGAGCTCGTCGCATTCGAGACGGCGACGCTGACCGGCGCAAACGCCTATAATCTCACCAACATCCAGCGCGGACTTTACGGGACGACGCCGGCCGCGTGGGCGACGGGATCGGCTTTCTCTCAACTCTCCAATATCGCGCACATGGATCTGCCGGCCCAATACGTCGGGCGGACGATCTATTTCAAGTTTCAGAGCTTCAACCGCTATGGCGGCGGCGTGCAGGATTTGTCGACCTGCGCCGTCTTCACCTATTCGGCGAGCGGAAACGGCTATCAGGAGTCCAACCCCTCCACGACCGTATCCGTGTCCGGAGCATCGGTCATTGTGCCGCTCACCCTGCCGGCGAACAGCTACATTACCAACGTCACCGTCAAAAATCTGACGGCCGTCTCCGGACCCACCTTATACAATGTCGACCCGCAATATACGCCGCTCGGCGCCGCCGGCCCGACGAGCGGGACATGGGGCAACAATGGCGTCGGGAACGGCGCAACCAACAGCATGCCCATGAGCAATCAGCTCTGGAGCGCGCCCACGGAGCTTGTGCTCACACCGATCGGCGGCAGCTTCAGCGGCGGCACGGTGCAAGTCTCCATCACCTACATCACAATCTAATACGAGGCAAAAAATGGCCAATACGCTTCGCGGGCTCGCGCTCGCGCTGATTTTGCTCGTGCTATCCCCTGCTATGGCGATGGCCGATAATGTGCACTATCAGATTTGGACCGTCCGCTTTAACGGAAACTATTCGACGGGAATTCCGATCCCTGGCGCGTCCACGACCGTTTATCAGCGCGGGACGACGACAAAAGCATCGCTATACGACGCGAGCGGCAAGGCCATATCGAATCCGTTCATATCGGACGCGAACGCGATTGCCGGCTTCTGGGCTGCGGGCGGGGCGAGCTACGACGTCGTTTGGAGCTCAGGAGCCTACATTTCTCCGACGATCCAGCCATCGCCGATTATCTCAGCACGAAGCAACACATACAGCGTCCTCGATTTCGGCGCGTCATGCTCGTCTTCGTCCTTAGATGATGGCGTTGGACTTGCGAACGCGGCTGCGGCTAATGCCTTGCGCATCCCTGATGGCGCGAGCTGCTACATCAATGCCAACACGGCGCTGACGGCGCCTGCGTTGCGCGTTGGACTCGGCTCAAAAATTTATGTCGGCAGCGGCGTCACATTGACCATCAATGCGATGGTCGACGCTAAGATGGCGTCTCAGATTTTCTACGCGACTGGAGCCAACAATGGGACGATGGGCTCCGGGAAGATTGTTCTTGGCGTCTCGCAAGACGTGCTGCCAGAATGGTGGGGCGCGAAAGGAGACAGCACCACAATCAACAATGTGCCGTGGCAGCAGGCGGCCAACGCCATCAGCGGCTCGATCGGCGGCACGCTGCGCGTGCTGCGCGGCCAGTATAAATTCGATTGTTCGTCTGGCGACGCTGTGACGGTCACGGGGGCTTACCCGATCAACATCATCGGCCTGAGCCAGGACAATTCGATCTTGCGGCCGACGACGAACTGCGCCGGGAACGCCATCCTGTCGATCAATCCGTCAGGCAACAACGGCGAGATCGCCAATCTGCAGTTCAACGGCGCCGCGCTCGGGATCGGCGACAAGACGCACACATGGACCGGGCTCAAATGCCTGCGCTGCGGCGTCGATGCGATCCACGATATCTACGCCTTCAAAGTCGGGACCGGCATCGACCTTCAGTTTTACAAATCTGGAAACGTCTACAACACAAACATCCAATACGCCGCGAAATACTGCTACAATCTCGGAGGCAGTTCGTTGGCGAATGGCGGCGCCATCGTCGTCAGTTCTCTGAACATGGAGAACTCGCAGTGCGCCACGATCGGCAGTCAGGCGACGAGCTTTCACATCGGCTCCGGCACATCGGAAGTGCAGTTCCGGAGAACGTATGTCGCGGGGTCTGGCGATAACACGGATTGGGCCAGCGTCGGCATCCTGATCGATAATCTGGCGACCAGCGGGTATGTCCCCGGGGGGCTGCGGTTCTTTGCGCCAAACATCGATCGGCATGCTCGCAACGTCTATATCACGGCCGGATGGAACGTCGAACTTCATGGCGGCGAGTTCGGCCAGAACTCCATCGGGAATATTGTTGCGGACGCGGGCGCCAATGGCGTTGCTACTGTTCGAAACCTCCGCGTCTACGATTCTCAGGTGAGGCCCGGCGGGCAGCACGTTATTGACTTTATCAAGGCCGCGGACCTCCTCGTCCAAGGCTCTGTGATCTTCGACGCAGGCGGCGGCGGCACTGGTGCTCTAACGCCCAACACTTATTCCAGCATCCACGTCGGTTCTGCCGCGATCGGAACGGTTGACATTGAAGATAACGAAATGTGCGCGCCCTTCGGCGAGTCTGTCTCGAACCGCTCGAAATACGCGCTCCAACTCGACGCAGGGGCGCTTACGCCAACAACGGACGGATACAGCATCCTTCGCCCGGGCGCCCTGACGGTCAAGGGCAACCACTGGTGCGGGATGACGGAGGAGCTGAATGACGGCTCCACGCCGACGACCAAGAACATCCAGGAGTGGTTTAAGTCGCAGACGGTCTCGGCCGTTAATGAGATCGACTTCACGGCGCTGCCGACCGCCTATCGGGATTTCCGGCTGGAATGCTCCGGGCTGACGTTCTCGGCCGCCAACAAGCCGTCGATCCAGACAGGCCAGGGCGCGACGCCGACGTGGAACACGACCGGCTACACGACGCAGCTAACCGGCTACTCGTCGACAGGGACCGGAGCGCAGATCGCTTTTTCCAACACATCGACGACGGGGCTTTGGTTGGGGGTCAACCAGCTACCGGCGAATTCCACCTTCCCGCTGTCGTTCACGATGTGGCTTCGCAACCACAACTCGACGTCGCAATACAAAACCTTGGAGCTGGTAAGCTCGAGCATGGAGTCGAGCGCCAATAATTATGAAACTGTGCGCGGCCATGGCGCCTATCTGACCGACACAAACGCCATCACGGCGCTGCGGATCATTCCGCAATCCGGAACCGAGTCCGGATCGTGCTCGCTCACCGGCTACGCGATGCAAGGCGGCTAGCAACTCTTGATCAATCGCCGCGCGTATCTCGTGCGCGGCCTTTCCGAAGGATTCCAATCATGCAAATGAGCGCACAAGGCCGCGCGCTGCTGATCCAGCGCGAGGGCTTCAGGACGAAGGCCTATCGAGACACGGTCGGCGTCTGGACGATCGGCGTCGGACACACCTCGGCGGCCGGCGCGCCGCAGGTGACGCCTGGCCTCGTCATCACCAAAGCGCAGGTCGATGAAATCCTTTCGCGCGATCTGCGGAAATATGAATTCGCCGTTTCGCATGCCGCCCCTGTGGCTTTGACGCAGGGCCAGTTCGATGCGCTCGTGTCGCTCTGCTTCAACATCGGCTGCGACGCCTTTCGCGCATCGACGATCGTTCGGCGCCTGAACGTCCTGAACTATCGCGGGGCGGCGGATGCGTTCCTCATGTGGAACAAGCCGGATGAGATCATGGACCGCCGCCGGGCCGAGCGCTCGCAGTTCCTCGCCGCGACGCCTGTCGGCGCGCTGGGCTACCCAGCGTATTTCGTTGACGAAGATCTGCACGAGCAAGAGTCGGTCACGGAAGATTACCTACGCGCATCCGGTGCGCGTGTGGCTCGCGGCGTGCGTGGAATGAGACTCGTCGCCTCGCTCGGCGCTCTCGTCGCGTTGTTCGTCGCCGCGCGCATCATCACAAATAACGCGGCAGACGGCGGCTGGAATCCGTTCCAGTGAGCTATCACCTCCACTGCGTCGCGCCCTGATTTCTCAATAGCAAAAAGGCACGCATGAAAAAGCTCGCTCTCTCGGGCGCGCTGGCGCTTGCGCTCGTTTCGACGCCAGCGCGCGCGGATTTCCTCGGCGATCTCTTCGGCGGCTCTTGGCTGGCGCTCGCGCGCGGCAATCTTGCTTCGGTCGCGCGGCGCTTCGTTGGGCGTGGGAACTTCACCGGCTTCCGGGGCCCATGGTGTGGCGCCGCCATTTCGTCCTGGGTGGCGATCTATGCAGGCCGCAACCCGCATATCCTGCGCGCGCGCGATTGGGCGCGCTATGGCCGTCCGTCGCGCCTCGTGGCTGGGGCCATCGTTGTCCAGCCACATCATGTCTACGTCTCGACGGGCGGGACATGCGGCGTCGGAGGCAATGAGCATGGCCGCGTCGCCTATCGCTGTGGGCGCTCGATGCGCAGCGTCATTGCCGTGCGGGCGCCGTGAGCGATGATGGTGCGCGTAGGGTCTCGCCGGATCTGCGGGCGCGCGTGCTGATCTACTTCATTTCCGGATGGTCGCCGCGCGACGCGCTGATCCATCTCTACTGCCAGGGCGTGCGCATGACGCGCGCCGACTATCTCTCCGTCATCCGCGCCTATTGCGATTCTCAGGACGAGACGCGGGAAATTCGAAAGGCCAAGTCATGACAGGCTTGTCGCCGCGCATCATCGCGCCGTGGCTGATCATCATCGCCGCATGCGCGCTCGCCGTGTGGATCTGGCTCGAGATGATCTGCGAGAGGGACAGGCCATGGGGGTTCGGCGACCGGCCGCGGCGCCCCGCGTCGCCCGAGAGCCAAGTTGCGGGGCTCATCGTGTTTCTCACGATCATTCTCGCGGCGAAAGACCTTGGCGGTTGGGGATAGCCGACCCCGAGGGCTGCATATTCGCGGTCGCGGCGACGCTGCTTGCGACCATGCTTTTCGGCGCTGCGATCGTCGCGGTGCTGTTTTGACGCGCGCCCGGCGCTCTTCGGGCAATAGGAGAAAATCTCATGTTGAAAAAGCTCGCCGTCGCGGCGGGGGCGATTGCGTTCGTCGCGGTCTGCCTCCTCGCGCCGATCGCCTATGCTGCCGCCGCTGTGGCCACGCCTTCGGACGCTCCCGCCTCAACGCATGTCATCGTTCCGTGGGGTGAATGGGTTGCCGGCTGGATCGGCTCGATCACCGTCGACGGCGTTATCGGCTGGGCGACTTGGCTCGCTACGCGCCTCGGCGTCCCGTGGGTCAAAAACATCCTGATCAACGACGCGGTCGAGCGCGCGATTGGATCTGGCATCGCGACCGTTAAGGGCGCCGTTGGAACCGAAACGCTCGATGTGAAGGTCGCCAATGACGTCGCGGCGGCGGCGCTCTCCTACCTCGTCAGCCATGAGCCGGTCATCGCCAAATGGCTCGGCGACACGATCGGCCCGCGCATCCTGGCGCAGCTCGGCGCAATGCGTCTCGCGCCCGCCGAAGCGCTCGCGCCGCCAGCGGCCTGATCTCGCGCGGCGCGCTCAGTCCTCGCCTGTCCGCGCGCGGCGGTTCCGCGCAATCCAAAAAATAAGGATGAGCCAAAATGGCATCTGTCGAAAGCACGTCTGACGAACGGACCATCAATAATACGATGCGCCATCAATATCGTGTCCTGAGCGACGCGGAAAAAGCGAACATGCAGAAGATCAAGGACATGGGCCTTGATTTCCATGAGTTCGTTTCGGGGCTGGGTGACAGCCGCGAGCTCTCTGTCGCGAAAACCAAGATCGAAGAAGCGGTCATGTGGGCCGTTAAGCACATTACCGCCTGACCTCTCACGCGCGGCGCTCTCGTGAGCGCTGCGCAGCCATCTCTCGCGCGAGGTCCGCATGGACGCGAACACTGAAAAGATGCTGCTCAACACGGCCCTGAAGGTCGCTTACGACGCGACGGGGTTGATCCCCGGCCTCGCAGAGATCCATTCCGCGCTGGCCATTGCGAATGATGTCGCCCCCGCCGTCGAGGCGGCCGTCGAGTATTTCAGCAGCGACGAAGGACAGCGCGCCGTCGCGCATCTGCGCGCGATCTTCGAAGCCTTCCCGCACGCGGAAGGCGCCAAGCCCGTTTACAGCAAGCCTCACTACCCCGGACATCATCTCGAATGGGATGCGCTGCGCGGGTATGTCTGGGCAAAAGACTAAGGAGCGATCAATGCTTTTTCGCCGTCTTCTTCTCGCCGCCGCATCCTTGGCGCTCGCTGGCCCGCTCGCCGGATGCGCCCTCAACCCCGATGGCTCCATCGACTGGGGCGGATCGTTTACGCAGGCGTCGTCGCGCATCAACGCGGCAAACATCGCCGTCGCCAAATACGCGCCGATCGTCGGCAAGGATTTGCTCATGGTCGGCAATATCCTCGTGCAGGCCGAATGCTCCCCGGCCATGGGGCTCGCCTCCCAGACCGCGAGCAATATCCTCAAAATCACAGCGCCGTCGTCGAGCTCGGCCGCGCAGGTCCAGGATATCCTCGCGACCAATCAGGCCGTCGCCGCGCAGCTTTGCCCCCTCGTGAGCGCCATTCAGGCGTCGGTCGGCTCCGTCCCGACTGGCGCGCCGTCGCAGACCATTCCGGCGCCGGCGACAGCGGCAACGGTCGCGGTCGCCGCGCAGTAATCCTGCGCGAATCGATGGAACGGGCTGGGGAACCGACAAAATGCCGGAACTGACAAAGGAAGACGTCAAGCAGGTTGTCCGCGACGCCGTGCGCGAGGCGATGGCTGAAAAGTTCGAGCTCACGCTGGGGATAAATTGCACAGACCCGGACGAGCGGGACGAGACGCGCGAGGATATGAAATTTCTGCGCGCCCTTCGGAAAGTGTCCCGGACCGGGGGGGAGAAAATATTTTGGGGGCTCGCCGGCCTGGTCGGGACTGGCATTGTCGCGCTCTTTTGGCCGGAGCTGTCCAAGCACTTCCCAAAGTAGCCCAGCCGCATCCGCGTATCGCGGCTTTGCCCCCAGGAGCGGCTTCTGCCGGCCTGGGGGCTTTTTGTCGTTTCTGGGATCCGCCCCGTCCGCTAACTTCGCGAACCATAGGCTTTCTGCGGGTTTTCAATTATGTCCCTAAAACACGGCTGCGCATCGCTGCCGCGAATGTCGAGGGCTTAGCCCCGGTCGCCAGCATCAATTCGACGGCGACGGCCGCCGGACCGCTCGGGCCGCGCTCCTCCCAATCCAGTATGCTTTGGCCTGGATCGCGGCCGCGCAGGCCAAGCAATCGCCCGAGCTCGGCGGCGTGCAATGGGCGCCCCAGGCCCCATATCTCGCCGAGCGTGCGGCGTGCGGCGCGAAGCTCTTCGCCGGTCATTGACTCTCCTGCTCCTTTGTCGCATCGTGGCCATGTCGGCGCATGGGGCCGGCATGTCGCGTCGCCCAGCCGGCGCGCTGGGTTGAAACAAGCCTTAGTTTAGACGTTAGTCTTGCAGCAGATGTCGCGCCGTTCCGGCGTGCTGGGTTGAAACAACAGTCATAACCCGTCTTGTGCGGTTGGATTTTGAGCGAGAGCCCGGCTTGACCGCCGGGCTCTTTGCACTTTAGGCCGTCGGCGCGATCTCTCTCGCATGACCGCGCCGATAGTCCCACACAACCCCATTAGCGACCGCCTCCTCCTCAGCCAGACGCTTGCTGGCTCCTGCCAATCGCCAGTTGGCGTCAATCAACTCCGCGAGCTGGCGCGCCGTGAGCTTCTCGATGACGGATGCGGGGATGCTGTCGAGCATCCTCGCGAAGGCTTGCGGATGGGAGCCAATAGCGGCGATCTTGCGGGCGCGCTCAATCTTGATGGACATGATAATCCTCCGAGGGTCGAGGCGCTCCGACTGCCGGAGCGCCAAGCGTGCGTCTCAGTCGCGCCAAAAGGCGGAGCGGCAGTAGATGGCGGCAAAAGCGCGGATGTTTGCGTAAAAATCACTGCTCATCGTGCCTTTGAGGCCGTCGATATTCCAGCCGGTCTTGACGTCGTAAAACACCTTGGCGTTGCGATCTCCTGCCTTGGCGCTGTCTTTTCCGGTGATGTTGACGTAGACGCGTCGGTCGTTCCAGATTTGCGCGCTATTGACGCAATCGAGCGCCTCGACTTCGGCCGCGATTTCGGAAAGGGTCTTGGCAGTCATCGGATCGTCTCCCGAGTGAGTGGGGCGCCGCCCCGTTGCTGATGAGGTTATAATACGTATTTTTTACGTAGCGTCAAGTGGTGTCCCGGATTTTAGTTTCTCGCCGCCGGGCGGGCGGTGCGGCGACCATCGATAGCGCGACCGCCGCCCACCCATCATCCCATAATCATCCGCGCCAGCTCGAGGGCGGACCGTCTGACTGATGCCGGCGCCAGCATGGGGTCCATGCGTTCGACCGCGATATCCAGCGCCGCCCGCTCGGCCGCTTGAATATGGATCGCGCGAACCGTCGACCGGCCGCTTTCGAGATCATGATAGGCGCGGGTCGTCAGTCCGATTTTCTCCGCCATTTGCGCCTGCGTGAGGCCGAGCGACTTGCGGAGGGCAATCATCTCTGAGGTTGAATTTTCGCTCATCGTCGCCTACTTTCTGGGAACCAGAGAGGACTTGCGTCCTCCCTGGCCCCGTTGGTTTAGCGGGAGATGGAAAGGATCAGTTTCCATTTCCCCCAACGGAGTTCGATTTTGAGCGTCAAGCTCATCTTCTTTCTCCGTCGTCAGGCGGTATTGCCTGACAGGGTTTTTATATGAAGAAACTTCTCACTCGTCAATGGCAGGTGAGAAGTTTTTTCATTTTTGATAGGGTCTTTTATCGGCGAAGAACGGTCCCGGAATTTTTGTCGAGGCAGGCCTCGGCGACCGCGCAGGGGTTATTATTTTCAGCTGAGCCGTTTTGTGGTTATGGTGTGGTTACGAAAACAGAACAACCTTAGTTTTCAAAAGCAACAGGCTCCGGCCAGGGGCACCAAGAAAAAGCCTAACATGCTGTTTTTACTGTGTTTAATCTCGCCTAACTCCCGCACTTTTTTGGAGGTGCGGGAATAGATGTTCTCGTTTCGAGCTTCTCCATCGCCTGCCTCGCCAGCCGGATGCGGTCCGCCTCTTTCGTATAGACCTCCGCCATACGGCCGCTCTCCCATCCGAAGACGGCTTGCAGTTCGTGGACGCTGGCGCCGGCGTTGGCCAGTCGCGTCGCGCCGAGCTTGCGGAGACCATGCGCCGAGCCCGGAACCTTCGCGGCTTTGCAGGCGTCCTTAAACCAGTTGCCGAATGACTCTTTGGTCATCCCCTTCCCGGAAGGCGTCGAGACGAACGCCAAGCCTTTCGAGGGGGTCGCGGCGATGATCTCGGCGAGTTCCGTTCTAACAGGAATATGAACGACCGCGCCCGTCTTCTCGGTCCGCATGGTTATAACGTTTGATCGGACATGCTGGCGCCCAAGCTGCGAGGCGTCGCCGCGACGGAGGCCGGAATAGAGCAAGATCGCCAAGGCGAGGCGCTCGCGCGTTCCAATCGGCCACCGCGCTTCGAACTGTGCGACCTCCTCCTCTGTCCAGGCGTGAAAACCGGTCGTCTCTTGCGACAAGCTCCTAACGCCATCGCACGGGTTGGCGTCGACATGCTGCGCCTCGACGGCCCATTTGAAGAGGGCGCGCAGCGTCTTCAGATAGTCGTTGGCCGCGAAGGGCGTCTCCCTGCGACGGTCGCGGCCGTCGACGATATCGGCGCGCGTAATGGCCGCGAATGGCTCATCGCCCGCGCTTTCCAGAATCCGCTTGAAGATGTTCTCGCGGGCGCGGCGCGTCGCCATGGAAAGCTCTGTCCACGCCCCGCTATCCCGGTAGCGGTCGACCAACCAGCGCAGCGAGCCCGTCTTGACGCTTTGGCGCCTTGGCTTGGCGACCTCGCCGGCAAGCGCCGCGGCGTAGGCGTCCGCGAAGTCGGGCGCGCCGTAGTCAGGAAGCCGGATGCGCGGCCCCTGCCCTCGCCTAAAATACCAAACGCGGCGGCCGTGGCGCGTGATCTCGGAATGAACGAATGGCGGGCGCGGTCGCGGCATATCAGCCCCAGCGATCGGGTTGACGTTGCCGCGAATCATAGGCGAATGCGAGGCTTAGGGGTAGAGTCCTTGCGCGCGGCGTCGTTATTGGGCGCCGGCGGCGCGGCGTAAGGCACAATGCGGATCGTGCCATCGGGTGCGACCTCGACGGCCATAGGCGCCGCTTCCTTCACCACGGCCCGAACGGCGCGGCGGATATCGGCTTCTGTGAAACGGGCGGCTCGCTTGCTCATTTTGAGTCTATAGCGGCGGCGAGCAAGGTGCGGGTCGGAAAAACGCTGGCGGTATAAAAAAGCCCACCTGTGAGGGCGGGCTGTTTGTTGGTGATCAAAGATCAGAGCCTATCGCGATAGGCGCGTGCGTTTTCCTGGATTTGCTCGATTCCGGCAATCTTCCAAAACGCCGCAAGGTCGACATAGACGCTTTCCGGCGGAAGCGTGAAGTTGCCAGCTGTGTTCTCCGGATATTGGGTCTCGGGGTGAAGCTTTCCATCGATACGGATAAAGTGCGGCGCTCCCCCGTCGCGGGAAAAGAACCAACGCGAAACGGCGCCTTCGGCGTTCGTGGTTTCGCCAAAATAGAATTCAGCTTTCGGATAGCTCATAGCTTTTCTCCTGTTTATCAATATTCGTTCAAAGCAGCCGGCCACCGCTTCAGCCGTTTCAGTGTTCCGTTGTTCAATATTCGATATATCGCCAGAATTCCGTTTTTGTTTGCCAGCCTGAAGTATTCCTTTCCTTCGTGCTCATCCACGCCACTGACTACATAGTCTGGCTGCATGAACATAAAACCTTCCTTACTCGCCGATCTACAAAGAGCGGCCACAGCGCGTTTGAAATACGCTGGATTATCATCCTCTGAAACACAGTATGCTGGCATCTAATCCTCCAAGTTCGTCGACAACACTATGTTCTCGACATGAGGTTGTTATAGCGAGCTTGCGAAGCTCGATGTATGGCAAATCATGAAACTTTCGTAATGTGTGATCGGCCTATCGCCAGCGAGTCCCGTCAGCGTTCGCTCGTGATCAACACGGCGCTGGTTATCCCTTGAATCGCCGCGACCTTGCCGAGCGCCGGATGGGTGCCACTGATGACGTCGAGTTCGCCGATGACCTCGCGCGTCTGATCGACAATCGCCGGCAGGATGTTTTCGAGGAATTGCTCCAGCCCGATGTAACGAGTTTCCATGTGAGTGATCCTGAAAGAAGCGAGCGCCTGTTTGCGCCGGCGAATAGGAGACTCGCACGGCCTCGCTTATTCCGTCAATCCTTTATTTTCAAACACTTACGGTAAGTCAGCACTTACTTATCACGGCATAAAAAAACGGCTGGCGACGATGCAGGGCCAGCCGTTTTCGTTTCATATGGAGGATATGCGATTTATCGCCCGATAAGAATAGCACAAGCGATACTTGATGCAAGCAGTTATTTGGCTAAGCAAGACTAGCTTGAGACTCTGCCGATTTCGCGCCCGTTTTTTCTAGGTATCTTCTCGCGTGCTCTCGCGCGCGTCTTCTATGAAGAATCTCTATAAGAAGAATATTCTTATAAACACCGGAGGCCCATAGACCTTCTAACCTAATCCGGCCTCGTCAAAGCGCCCTCATAGGGAGGGCAAGAGAAGAGAGCGCGAATTAGGTTAGGATGTCTAAGAGCGGACTAAGAAACCCGAAGGTCACCGTCTGGCCCGGCGTCGCTAGGCGATTAGCGAACACGTTCGCTGGTAAATTCAAGACTTTCGTCTTGCCTCTAGGAGAGATCGCCTCCCCTCCCTCTCGCTTCCAGCGTTAGACTGCGATTGCGCCGTGAGGGATACCCGTGGAGCGCTTACGATCCGTCGCCACTGTTTGCATCGTCCGACGGAAAGGCCTTTGGTGAGCTGGCAGTGCTCTATGGCAAAAGTATACGTTTGAACGGCTCAAATTGCAAATCGCTATTCTAGAGCTTATTTTGCGGATATTTGAAAAACGGGCCGCATAGTCTCGTAAACATCTGGCCAGACAGAATAGGGCGTCGGCGATTCTCTAAGATCGACACAGAAGCTCCGTGGCAAGCGAAGCGAAACGGAGAGCTACCATCGTAGCTCCCAGCCCGTAAAGCGCATCAGCCGCCCTCCCTGTCGATTTCTACCTATCGACTGAAACGGCTCCATAGAGCATTCCCCGGCCTCATCTGGCGCCGCAACTCGTCCGCCACGACGCCGCGCGCGTGCTGTTCGACGGCGGCGCCGACCTGTTTTGCAAGGTCCGCGTTTTGTTGCGCGTCTCCACCCTGGGCGTGGACCGTGATTGGCATATGGACATTTACGGGCCCGGACGCCCCGCCCATGCTGAAGCTCGGCGCCGAGATGCTCGGCGCGCCGACGAAGCCGCCGTTCGCGAATTTCGGAACACGGCCGGAGTTGAGCGCCTCCAAAAGCCCGCGGTTCTTTGTGGTCGCCGCGGCGTTGACGACATATTCGCCATTCGACACGGCGGCGAGGATGCTGTCGCTTCGGCCAGTGCCGGGCCCTTGAATAAGGCCGCCACTGGCGAATCCTAGAACGCCTTTCAGCCCGGAGAAGAGACCTCCGCCAGCGCCGCCGGTGATCCCGGAAAAGAGCGCGTCAAAGCCATTTTCGAACGCGCGCGAGGCAAGCTTCTTCAGTAGACCGTCGATTGTCTTGGAGAGCTTCTCGCCGCTGAAAATCGCGCTTTCAAACGCGCCGCGCAGCTCTTCGCCGAACTCTTTGACGCCGGACTGCCAAGCTTCCTGAGACTGTTTCGCGTCGTCGAGTTTCACCTTCGCCCGGGCGTAAGTCTCGGCGAGGGCGTCGACCTTGGCGGATAGCTCGGGTGTGACGGCGACGTTGGCTTTCTTCGCGGCCTCCAGGAGATCGAAAGCGGTTTTCGCCTTTTCGACTTCGATGGCTTCCTTGCCGATACTCTCGCGCTCCTGGTCGAGGGCGCGCGCCTTCCTCTCAATCTCGGCGACCTCACGCGCGAATTCATCCGGCGATTTCTCCTTCGCGCTCTTGCCAGCGCCGCCGGAAGCCTTGGGCGCGGTCGATTTCAGCTTGGCGTCGAGGGCCCCATCATCGGGCGCGGGCTTGTGGTTGAACGTGCGCTCGATCGCGGCCTTGTTCGCCTTGTCGCGAAGACGGTTGAGGGCGTCTCCAATTTCGCCGACATAATCCCGCTTCATCGCGGCCGCGCCGTCATTGAAGGCCTTGGCGACGGCCTCGCCGGCCGTGCGCGACGCGCCGGTGAGCCTCCCAAACTGCACAGGCTGAATCTGCGGAAACGCGGTCCCGACGCCTGCATTGGCCGATGACGTGATCTTGTTGACCGTCGACGCGACCTTGTTCGCCGCGCTCTCGACGGCGGCAATAACCGCATTCATGGCCGCGATGATCGAATTCGTGATTGCGAGCCCGGTTGCGTCCCAAGCGGCGACGATCGCGTGACCGGCGCTTACAAAGGCGCCGATCGTGAGATTGGCCGTTTCCTTCACGCCCGCGAGCAAGTGCGCCAGCGCCTCGCCGGCGTCGACCGTCGAGAGGGCCGCCGTCACATATGAGGCCGCCTTGGCGAATTGCGTCTGAAACCATGTCGCGGCCTCGCTGCCCTGGTCTTTGATCAGAGAGAACGCGACGCGCGCATAGTCGCCGAGCGTGGCAAGCTCTGAGCTGATCGGATGAATCTGCCCGGCGAAACCCGCAAGCGCCACGGCCGCCGCGCTAATTCCGCCGACGATCGGGCCGCCGGTCGCAAAGCCCGCAAGCCCAGCGGCGAGGGCCGCCGCCGCCGGCGCCACGACATTCATATTGGCGGCAAGGGCGCCGATTCCGCCCGCGAGCGCCGAAGACGCTCCGGTTGCTTGATCCAGCGTGCCAACCCAGCGCGTCAATTCGGTTTTGAGCATCTGGACGCTTTGACTGATCGTCGGCGTTAGCATCTTCCACTTTTCGTCGAGACGATCGGTCGCATTTAAGATCGCTTCGAACAAATCTTTCGACGTGATCTTTCCATCGCTACCGAGTTGCTTTAGCTGCCCAACAGCAACTTTCATTTGACTAGCGATAATCTGAGCAAGCTCCGGGGCATTCTCCAGAATCGAGCGAAGTTCGTCACCTTGCAGCGTGCCGGACGCGAGCGCCTGCGAAGTTTGGAGAAGCGCCGCTTTGGCCGCCTCGGCGCCCTGGCCGCCGAGCGTAAGCGCCTTGCTGAGATTTTCCGTGACTCGTAAAACTTGGGCCTCGCTCGCGCCAAGCTCGTCTTGCGATCTCTTGATGCCCTGATATGCGCCGCCGATGCCTTCGATGCTGGAGCGCGTTCTAACCGCGATGTCGGCTAATTGCTGCATTTTCGAGCCAACGTCTTCGGTCGCGACGCCAGAAGACGCGATGCGGTTCCGGAACTGCGACCACTCATCGGCGATCTTGCGAAGTTCGTTCGCGCCAAAGGCTGCCGTGAGGGCGCCCGCGGCCGTCGTGGCCATGAGGCGGAACTTGTCGCTTACGCCCCTCGTCGCCTGCGCAAAGGTGCTTTCGAGCTTCTTCGCGCCTTGCTCGCCGCGCTTCTCAATATTTTGCCAGTTATCGTTGGCTGCTTTACTTGCACGCTTAAAGCTCTTTTCGAACTCATTAACGCGGGCTTCAAGAGAAACGACAAGTTGTTCGGCTGTTTCTGCCATTTTTACTGCCTCACCAAACCAAAAATCCGTCGGGGCGTTCGTTTATGTCGGCATAGATGCAACGCTGATCTTCGCCAGTTGCCGCACGCGCAACCGCCATCGCGCAAGCTACGGCGCCGTCTATGCGGTCGCGACTCTTGCCCTTGTGAAACGATCGATTCAGCGCCTTGTCAGTCTCAACGGCGACGTTATCGAAGTTCCATCTAAGAACCGGGTGGCCGCCGTGTCGGAACTTGCCGGCGATGATCGCGCGCTCGAGCTCGGCGATCGCCGGCGCCATCGTGACCCAGCCTTGCCTCATCTCGACGGCCGGGTATCCATCGTCCAAGAGATTGTTGAGCGTGTTGCGGGCTAGGTGTGGATCGAAGGCGATCTCCCGCACGTCGAAGCGCTTGCACAGGTCACGGATGCGATCTTCAACAAGCCGGAAGTCGACCACGTTGCCCGGTGTCGGCTCGATGAATCCCTTCTCCGCCCAACGTGGATACGGAACGCCGTCATTGTCGGAGCGGCGTTGCAGATTGTCCTTCGGACAGAAGAACCATGGATGGACGATGTAGCCGCCCTCGCCGTCGCGCCACGCGGCGACAATGACGGTAAGGTCGCTGTTACTCGATAGGTCGACGCCAAGCCAACAAGGCTCACCTTCGAGGGCCTTCAGGTCGATCGGCGCGGCGCCCTGGTCGTAAATCGACATATCCACGAACGGGTCGGCGGAATGATCCAGCCACATATTAAGGTGGAGCTGCTTGAACGCCTCGCGGTCCGCTGGCCGCGCTTCGGCCTCACGCGCGAGCTGACGCAAGCCCTCGATATCCGGGAATCCATCAGCTAGGCCAGGATTGACGCGCCGCCAAACCTCTTCGTCCTTCCAATCGGCGTCGCGCGCCGTTTCGAGTAAGACAGGCAATGTCGCCGGATCGTTTATATCGCCGCGCGCCAGGCGCCGGGCATGATCGATGACGCTCCAGGCGACGTTCTCTTGTCCGCGCCCGGCGGTCGTTATGATGATCGAAAGCGTTCCGGGCGTCTTCACAAGGCCGGTTTTCAGGACGTCCCATAGCTCTTGGCCGCGAAGGCCCCAGGCGTGCAATTCGTCGGCGATGACGACTGAGGGCGTCGAACCATGTTTCGTTCCGGCGTCGGAACTAATCGCCTCGATTTGCGAGCCGGATTTGGGATGCAAAAGGCGGTTCTGGTAGTCGCGGAAAATCAGGGCGTCGGCGAAGCGCTTATCCGCGCGCGAAATGCCTGTCGCTTCCTCGAAACAGATTTTCGCCTGCTTTTGATCCGCCGCCGCCATGAGGATTTGGCCGCCGTTGACGCGCTCGGGCCCGAATAGGTGCAAGAGCGAGATTGCAGCCGCGAGCGACGTCTTACGGTTGCCTCGGGGAAGCAAGATGACGACGTTGCGGGTGATGCGGCGCCCGTCTGCATGGCAAGGGCCGTAAATCCGGCGAATGATCCGCTCTTGGAACCGGGGAAGCTCGAAAGCCTTGCCGCGCGAGCGGCTTTTGGGGTGGCGAAGTATCTTCAGGAACCTAATCGCGCGCTCGCCATAGCCAAATGGATCATCAATCGGCGAGTCGTCGAAAAGCCATGTAGGAAAGCCCTTGTCGGTCAAAGATCGAACTCCGAAAGCTCGTCTTCGGGCTGATCGTCGCGAACAACCGGGCGGGCCCGAGAGACCGGCGTGAGGCCTAGTTCGGCCGCGAGCTGGCGGGCGGTGGCGGCCGCCTGGTTTTGCATTCGGAATAGCTGGGGTGTGAGCCCCTCGGACTGAATCAGGCGCTCAATCTCACGGGCGCGGCCGATTGCAACGCAATAATTCTCGACGCTGCCCATGTCGGCTTCCGTGAGAATCTTGCGCTCGATAAGGAGCGGCATGATGCGGCGCCATTCCCTCTTCGCGTCCGGCGAAAGCCACTCGGGAACGCGCTTTGTGTAGGCGATGGCGTCTTTGTCGGTTCGCAGATGCGGCTTTGCGCCTTTCATCAAAGCCCCCTATGCCGGGCGCGGATTTCCCAACCACGGCGCCGAGGGATTTCAGTTAGGGCGATGATTTCGAAGTCGCGGCCGTCATACGTGAGCCGATCGGCGATGCTGAGGGCGTTAATCCAGCGCGTCCGGAAGGTCAGAACCTCTTCGATCGAATTGACCTCGCCGCTTTCCTTCACGGTCGACGAAGTAACACTGTCGCCGCGCAGCTCGGTCACAAGCTCGGCGCGGAAGTCGCCGAGCGCCTGCCAAGTTGCGACCGGCGCGCCGTAATCGTCGATGGTTTCGGACTTCGCCTCGATAGAGATGGGGCGATCGAGGCGCCCGGCCCGGATGCGGGGCGATCTCATGCGAGCGCCTCCCCAACCAAGGCCTCGAAAGTAACGACGCCATGGCTGGTAACGCCGTCCGGGTCGCGCAAGAAACGGGTGTCGTTATAACGGAAGTCGACCAACCCCAGCCGGACGGTTTGGCTGGCCACAAGCGTCTTTCGAAGCTGCCACGCGATGGCCTTCACGTTAATCAAGCCCGCCTCGCGATCCCAAACATGGATCGTCGGGAAAAGCCGGACGTAATTGCGCTCAATCGCCATGTCGTCGAGCATTTCTTGCATCTCGCCCATGATGATGCACGGGAAGACTTCCGGGCGCGCGTGGCGGTCGAAGATTTGCGCCGCCGGCACAAGGGCGGTCATAGCCGGATCGGCGACAAGGGCCGCGCGCATGCCGGCCTGCAAATTCAAGGAAGGGCTCATGACGCCCTCGCGAATTCGCCCGTCGCCGGATCATAGGTCAGAAGCTCTTTGAGACGATCAGCGGTGAGCATTATATTTCCCATTGTTCGCGAACGGCCTTGGAGATCGCGCGTTTAAGGCGGCGCTGAATGCGGTCGCGGGTGAGGCGGAACGCGGGCCAGAAATAGGGTTGGGCCGGCGTTTTCGAGGTGCCGTATTCGAGCAAATGCGCATACCTCACGTCGCTGTTGCCCGCCGTAATCAGAACCTCATTCTCCTTAGCGACGCGCGAGCCTCCTGGTTGGCTGTAGGGAGGCGTCGACTGGCCCGGCGGCGTCATGGTGATGCTGTCTTTGAGCGCGCCGGTGTCTTCGGGCGCAAGCAGGCGCATTCGATCTACAAGCTCTTGGCCCGATTTCTCCAGAGCGGGCTTCACGGCCTCTTTGACCTCTTTCGGGATAGCGTCGAGGCGCTTCAGAAGGCGTTCAAGTTGCGCTGACATTAGAAAGCCCACGTCCGGTAGTTGTTCACCAAATCCCAAAACCCAAGCGGAAAATCATTCACGGTCGCGCCGACAAGCGAAACCTCGCGGTTCTCGTAAAGGTGCGCGGCGAGCTTCCGGACGGCTTCCAAGAGCGGCGCGGGCGTCGCGTCGGTAAACGGGCCGCCGGTGAATTCCTCGACGAAGGCGGTTGCCGCGTCGATTTTGCCTTGAAGCAACGTATCGTCGTCGGCGCCTGAGATGTTGAGATGCTGCTTGAGATCGTCGAGAGTGATCGTCATGGGAGAAACCTCTATCTAGGACGATATTCTATCATAGGAATATTAACCTATAAACTCCAATTCGGCTCTCTAAAGAATGAGGCTCCCTGCACCGGTCCCCAAGGCCTTAAGAAAGTTGAAGCCCCCCCGGTCACGCCATCTCTTCCTCTAGCGCGAGGGCTCCGGCGCCCATCTGCTTTGGCGCTTCCTCTCTCTCGCGGTTTCTGCCCGATGGTCGCATGTGGTTATCGATGGTGGGCATTAGGATATGCTCGATAGACCAGCCACGGCTGACGCGATTTCGCATCGTGCTGTAGTTAACGCCTGTCTCTTCGGCCCACTGACGAAGCGTTTGGCTTCTTCCGTTGTGTTCGTATCGACGTGCTGAACGTTCCTTCCGCTGTCGAGGTTCTTTCTCGACCTTCTCGACCTTGACGCGAGGCTCTTTTCTGGTGCGAACAACTTGGCCGCGAATAGCTTCGTTCGAAAACGCTTGCTCGACGGTCCAACCTCTCATTAAGCGGTTTTGAAGCGTTCTCCGCTTAGTTCCGAGACGCAGCGACCATTCCGTCAATGAAAGGTTTTCGCCATTGAACATATAGAGCTTGCAACTTGGTGTGCTTACTTGGCGTTGTCGCGGTTCACGACACACTCGTGGTTTTCTGGGAACCGGTTTAAACTCAAAGGCTGTAATTTCGAGCAATTGTTTTTGACAAACTGGTTTCGTTTTAGTTCGCGTGACAGCCTTGGATATAGAGCGATGACTACCGGCGATGTTCGATATCGGATGGTGGTGCGTGCAATACGACGAACCTTCGGCGCGCTTATCAGAACAGAAGGCGAAGCTGTCTTCGTCGCCGATCGGATATTTGCATTGATCTCGACGAAGAGACCAGACAGCTTCAGCTATCGGATTATGATCGAAGAGGCGTTCAATTGGCGTCATGTTAGGAGATTGAAAGATTGAGTGAAGGTCGCTTTGATCGAACGGTAATTCTGGCCCTGGTAGGTCGCGGCAAGGAACGAAACCTCCCATTGCTCGCAAGTCCATTTATCGGGCGTGCTTTTGCCGGGCGCGGTCCAATAGAATGGCGTTATGCCGCCTTGCTGTTGGAGGAAGGCCTCGATTGAATTAGCTTGAGCCGGCGTCAGGACTTCCCACGTGAGCGAGAATTCGTTCCGGATATGGTTCACGCCCGCCGCTGTGCTTTGGGAATACCCGTCTCCGAATTCCGCCTTTAGGATAGAGACCTTGGGCTTGTTGGTTGCGCCGACGCTGGGTTGCATGGGCGGCGTGAAGGTCGCGAGCGTCATGCGCCGGCCCTCCGCTCTTGGGATTGTGTCGGGCCGTCATGGCAGGGCTTGCACATGGGCTCCCAATTCGAGCGGTCCCAAAATGCCTTCATGTCGCCCTTGTGCGGGATCCTGTGATTGACGATCGTGGCCGGGGCGCCACAGCGCACGCAATGCGGATGCTTCGCGAGGAAACCGGCGCGCGCCTCACGCCATTTGGAGTCATAGCCGCGTGCGCTGGCGCTCGGGCGTGTGCGATCGAATGCAGCCTTACGCTCGACGTCGCGCTTAATCTGGCAGGCGCATTTCACGCCCGAGGCGACAACGCGGCCACAAGCGCAGATGCGAGGCGCGCGGATAGGCACTAGATAGCCCTCGCACGAAGGAACGCTGCGAAGGCCGCTTCCGACTGTGCGGGCGTCTTCTTCCCTTCGCCGGCGCCGAAGATGGCCTTGAGCATGTCCAGGCGGCCGGCATAGGCGGCTTTGATCTCCGCCGGAGTGGCGTTCCAGGCCTCTTCCGGCGACCAGCCCAGCCAACCCGTGGCGAGCTTGAAGAGCCGGGCGTGGTGCTCCGCGTAGCTTGTGCGATCGTCGGCGCTGGCGTCGCTCTCTTTGGCAAGCTCTTCTTCGTCGATATCGGCGAGGCGTAGAGTCAGTGCCATAAACGACTCAACAAGCCTACCGACCTTGTAGGCCATGGGCTTACTCGGGTCGCCTGCCAGGAAGTCGCCGAGAACACATGGCCATTCCGAGCATTCCTCGACCAGCGCCGACATGACGGTGATATTTTGCTCGGCGAGGGCCTTCAGGATTTTGTGGAAGCCGCCGAAGCGACTTTCCAGGCGCATGGCCGCGCGCAACGTCGGCCGGAGCGTGATGCGACGCTCGCCGTCAAAGGTGATGATCATTTCAGAGTCTGCAAGGCTCATGCGGTCCTCGCAAATTCGCCGTGGTAACCAGCGGCGGCGATGGCATACATGTAGCCGGCGAGGGCTAGGTTATGGGCGCTGCCGAGAGTGATCTGTCGGCCGTCGACGCGAATGCGGACTTGGTAATTTCCGCTCGGAATCTGCGTCACGCCCTTTACTCCGAGCTTTCCGCGTGGGCGCTTGTTCATTTCGTTCTGACTGCGCGTCGCGGGCCGGAGATTCTCCCATCGATCATTCAAGCGATCTAAGTCGCGGTGATCTACAAGATTCTTGGGCCACTCGCCGGTCATGTAGAGATGCGCGAGAAGCGACGCTAAATAGTTCTTCCCGTCGACCATGATTACGCGGCGCCCATCCTTCTTTCGGATCGTGCCGGCGATATCGCCGACTTTGACGCGCTGAGCCGTCTTGACGCGCCGCGTAAAAACGCCCGTCTCGGGATCGTATGAGAGAACTTCGCGGAGTCGTTCGGCCGTGAGCATTTCGATTTTTTCCGTTTAATTGGACGCGCCATATATAGCGGCGCGTCCAGACCTCTCGTTATGCCGCCGCGCCCATAGTGACGCCGGTCGTAATGCCGATCTTCACCTTCAACTTCACGACGTCCTTGGAAGATCCCGCCTCGAACTGTTTCGAAAGGACCGTGCCCTTCCAGAAGAATTGCGAGCCATGGTGCGGGCCATCGCCGGCCGTGAGGGCGTCATTCAGTTCGGTCTTGAAATTGAACGGCGCGCCGTTGTTTGCGTCAAAAGCAGCGATCAGCGCGGTCTGCCCGGCGTCGCTCGGATCGTAGGCCATGACGAGCTCCACGTCGCCGGCGTCCCGAGCGCCCGCGACCTTCTGGACGCGGGAATCAGAGAGCGACGTAAACTTGATCTCTTCGGCTTCTTCGCCGAACGCGCCGAAAGATTCGATTTCGCCTACCTGCTGATAGGTGTCCTCCTGATACGAAGCCAGGTCAGTCGCTGCGGCCGTGGTTCCGACATAGAACTTCGTGCCGGATGCGGTTTTGATGCTCACTGGTCTAATTCCTTCTCATGAGAGAGCCGGCGCCTATACGGGCGCCGGCGATGTTTTGGAGAGCGCTTACGCGGTCGTTTTGAGGTAGCGAACTGCTTCCGTCTTCGCGACGTCGCCGCCGACGCGACGGCGGGCATGGAAGCGAACCTTGCCGTTGGTGCGCTGGGTGAAGTCGTCACGCATGATGCCGACGCTGATGCGGTCGACGATGCGGTAAGCCGCCTGCATATCGGCGAAGGCAACCGAGATGGTCGACGGCGCAACGTCGGGGGCGTCGGGAACCTCGATAACCGGGCGGCCCAAGAGAACGCCGCTGTTGCCCGGAACCAGGCCGTTCTCGCCCGTGCCCGGAGCCCACAGGAACTCGCCCGTGGTCGACTTGAAGGCTCGAATCTTGCCGATCGTCGAGCGGTTCATGAGCCACACGGCGTTGGCCGCATAGAAGCTCGGAAGCGCGTGATAGAGCTTGATCAGGTCTTCCGGGGAGATCGTCGCGCCGAAGGCGTCGACGATCGAACCAACGGCCGGCGAGTGAAGGAAGCCCGTCGGCTTGCCGTTGCCGTCGCCGTTGACGAAAGCGGCGCCCTCAGCGCGACCGAACTCTTCGGCGATGTCGCGCATAAGTTCTTGCTCGAGATTGAACTGGGAGTCCTCGAGCAACTGGAGCGACACGTCGACGAAGGTCGCATACTCGTAAGCCGTGAAGGCCTGCGAGTCGTAAGTGGGCGCCGACTCGGTGCGATTTCCCGTCTCGGAAACCCACGCGCCGGACAGGTTGGCCGTGCGCTTCGGCAGGTCGACAGTGCCGACGCCAATCTGGGTTACGCGCGCGACGCTGCGGATGGGCGAATAAAGGACGAGGTTCTTCTGGAGCTCGTTCAAGAGAACCGGCGGAACCAGATAGGCGCCGTTGGCCGCGACGGAGAGAGCCTTCGTGTCGACGGCGCCCGTGCGGGCATAGTCGACGAACGCCTTGCGTTCGATTTCCGCGGCGTCTTCCTTCTTCGTGACGATAGCCGGCGCGCCCGGACGATTCAGGCGGGCTTCGATCTTGTCCAGGCGCGAGCCCAACGCGTCGCTGTTGTCGTTTTCGAACTTCTTTTCGATCGCCGCAAAGCGCTCGTTGACGGTCGCCGTAAAATCTTCGATCGCCTTCGTCACAATGTCGGCGGCGTCGTTGTCTTCGCCGCTTTTCAGTTCGATCGGCGCGAGCGCCGCATTCGTCATCTTTACCATTTGCTAACGTCCTTACTTGTTGAGAGCCGACGCGGCTCGATTCAGGGCCTCGACGATCTTGAGCGCCGTCGAGGCGTCTTTCGCGCTCGTAACCCGCGCGCCGGGATGGGCTGGAATAGTGACCAGGGAGCACTCGACTAATTCGAGTGCGCTGATGGTGCGCCCGCCGCCCTTGCGCGGCGTCGCGCTCTTGGTCCGGAAGCCGATCGAAAGCCCAGTGACAGCGCCGGCTTTCACCAGCGCGCGGACTTCACGGGCGCGCTCAACATCGTCGACCAGAAGCCGGCCCTTCAGCGTGAGCCCGGCTCCGGTAGTGACGATATCCGTCCAAACGCCAACGGGTTGAGCCGGGTCATGAGCAAACAACAGCGGCAACGGCGCGCGGGCGTTTTGGAAGGCCTTGGGCTCAATCACGTCCCCAACGCGATCGGGCGTGCCATAAGGCCAAGCAATACCGGTGATATCGCCAGCGTCAGAGACGGATATGTTAGCCTTGATCTCGATCCGGTTAGACATTGGCGCCCTCGCCTTCCGTTTGCTCCCGGTCGTCTGTGCCAAACCACGTCGCTTCTAGAATTGAGACGGCGAGCGGATAGACGCGGGCAAGCGGCGCGTCGGTCGCATAGACCGCGACAAGGTTTGCCGCTTCCTGCGGATCGGCGCCGCCGCCGATCAGACCCAAGCGGATCGTCTCGCAAATGTCCTTATGGCTGAAGTCGCCGGCGAAGAGGCGCTTGCAGAGAGAGCCGATTCCGACTTCCGTAAGACGTTCAAGCTCGACGATCAGCTTGGGCGTCATTCGGAAGTCGCGCTCGGCGTGGCCAAAGAAGGCGCGATAGGTTGTGCTCATTGTGCGGTCTGTTGAGGCTGGGCGCTGGCGCGCGAGGTGTAGGGGTTGTCCAGCTTGTCGCCGTCGGCGTGGGCCGGGAGGGACTCGAATGCGCACGCTTCGTTGGCCGTCATGACGCCGGCCGCGCGCATCTTCGCGATGAATTCGCCACGGGCCGCCGAGTCGCCGCGCAACAGGTCGGACGTGTCGAAAAGGATTGAGTGCGTTTTACGCTCTTCGGAAGAGAGCATGACGCGCCGGTAAGCGGCCTCGAAACCGCGTAGCCAAGGCGCCAGGGTGTAGGTCAGGAACTGGCGGTTATACTCTTCCGAATTCGACCATGTGGCGCGCGAGGCGTCGCCGATCATGACCGGTGAGACGCCAAAGGCGCGGGCAATCTCGAAGATGGCGAACTGGCGCATTTCGAGGAATTGCGCGTCGACCGAAGTAAGGGCGGTTTGGGTAAATTTCGCACCCTGTTCCAAGATAGCCGTCTTACCGCTCCCGGCGCCGGCGTGGGCCGCATTCCAAGAGTCACGCATGCGCGCGATGGCGTCGGATTTCAGACTGCCTTCGAAGCTAAGAATGCCAGACGGGCGGGCGCCGTTGCCGAAGAGCCGGGAGGCGTATTGCTCAAGCGCAAGGGCGAGGCCGATCGCCTCGCGCGCGTGGACGATCGGCGCAACGCCGATAATGCCGTTGATGGAGAGCGGCGAGGTGACGTGGATAATGTCGCGCCAAGAGTAGTCGCGGGGCTCGGCGCCGGAGGCCGGTATTGCCTGCGCAACATCGCCGAGCGTCGAGGCGCCAGGCGCGGGATTCCAGCGATAGAGCGGCTCCTGTGTCGCCGGGTCGTAAAGGACGATGACGCTGCCCGGCATGAGCCGGATAAGCTCGAAGGCCTCGCCGCTGGGGAGGCGGTTAGCCAGAGCGAAGCCGTCGCCGTGCAACATGGCGTCGATGGCAAGCTGTGTGCGGAGCGCGCTGGAGCTTGTCCAATCATTCGCCGCGTCGCCGATAATCTCGAAAGCCGGATGATCGGTTGCCGGAACATGCCCCTGCCCTTCGTCCTTATAGAGCGTGAGCGGAAGCGTTCCGATTGCGCCGGAGATCAGCGACACGGCGTTGCTTACAGCCGGAACCGTTAGGGCCGTCTCGGGCGAGACAGAGACGCCTGAGAGCGTCGGCGCCGCTAGGAGATCGGCGGGCCAAACGTCGGGCGTGAGGGCCTTCTCTTCATACTGGGCGCTTGAACGCCTGCGCCTACGTCTGCTCATAAAGAATTCTACCAAGGTTCAGCTTGGCATTATTGTAGCAATACATTCCTATATAGCAAGGATATGTTTCCTATGTATTGGCGTCCTGTGCCTAAAGATGGTGCGGGAGACGCACCAGAGAACCCTTAGCTTTCAATGGGCCTCTTAGCGTCCGCACATTCGCATAACAGTTTGTTTTAAAAGGCATTATCCTAGATCGGCCAGGGGCACCATTTGCCTTTTTCACAGCTTTCCATAGCCTTCCAAGGTCTCCGAATTCGCCCGCAAAAATGGGCGAACACCGTTAGAAACCAAGGTGGTTGGAGCGGTTTACGCTCCCATTCCACCCATAGCGTCGCATTGGCAGCCGTTGCGGATTGTTGTTATTTCGTTGTTACGCGCTGGCTCGGTCGCCAGCGTAACAACGTTGG